AGAAAGCACATTTGATTTTCTCTCCATCTAATGATGGGATAAACTGTAGTTGTCCATGGTCTAATCTAAAGTAGTTCCTAAACTCTGGTATCCACATTTTCTTCTCTCTCCTGTTTATGGAATTCTTCTAGCATATCCCTTTCATAATCATACTGTACTGTCCTTAAGTATAATTTTCTAGGGTCATTGAGCCACTTACGAAATTCCTTCACAACTTCAGGACTGGAATATAAGAACCCCGCACAATAATATTCTTCACTCCATTGGCTATATAACGAAAGTAGTTCTTCATCTGTAATCATAGCAGTTACTTAATTACTTGTCAAGCCACCATTTTTATGGATTCCGAAAATGGCCCTCAGAAGTTTCTCTTCAGTAGAATTATAGTCCACACTATCTAAACAAGTTTGGCAAGGGTCTAAGGTGAGTTGTTCTCCATAACTATTCTTAAAGTCATGCATAGTTTCCACTTCTTCCCCACACCTTCCGCATCTAATTACAATCATGCCCATCTCCCAACTTCTTTACTAGATTTTGTACTAAGCTGAACCGTTTAAGCTTCGTACCCTCACACTTATGAGAACAGATTAGGTACATACTACTACGCCTTCCACATAATCTACATGTTCCTTCTACAGTAGAAGTCCCATCTAAAAAGATAGGATTATATTCCATATGTGGTTGGTCATGGCAATTAGAATTCCATACATACCCATCTGCAAATATACTTTTACTTCTTCCTAGTGGGTTTATATAAGTATACATTTCCATTATATACCATATCCTAAAAATAACATTACTATCCAGACAAGCATTCCTATAAATGCTAAGACTGTAGGAAGGCCGTAAGGATTAGGCTCCTGCATTTTATAGTCCTCCCTCTTCCCCAAAAAACTAGGGTAAGTAATAAAAACTTACCCTAAGTTTACCACAGTTATGTAAGTTTGTCAACTACCCTTGCATAATTCCACTGATTACTTGCGGCTCTTTATGAACACAACTTATAAAATCATGCACACACTTATTATTATACGAGTCCATATAAACCGAATAATCTTTTACATATTGATGCGTACAAGTTCTGCAAAAACAATCCTTATTTTCTAGGAGCCACTGGAATTGAATTTCTGCTGATGACCTATTTACGGCTTTGATGCGTCCTTCCTTTCCACCATGTTTAACACTGTAATACATCTGCCATTCTTCCTTTACCTGTTGCTGTAACTCTTTATTGTCTGGGTCTTTTACCCACCTATCATATGAAGTCATTACTTCTCCTATAAATAATCTCTATAGAAATTGGGCTTCCTTGTTATTATTGTATTAGTTTGGTCTGGATTAGTTACTACAGATAGCACCTCTTTCCATTCATCTATCCTATCAGATGCAAGTCTAGCCTGAATAATTAATTCTAACATCTCTTTATAATAATCAATTAATTTATTCATAGCTGTACCATAATTATAATCTTCAGTCCAGAACACTTGTATCCTCTCCCACCAATGCCTTCCTAGATAGAATAGTTTCTTGTTCTATAACCTGAGAAATTTCCCTAATCAATACTGTTTCTTCCCTAATAATAACTGTCTCTTTCAGTAAGGATACACTAATGTTAAGGATTTGTCTAGACACTTGCAGTATTTGCCAGTTTAACCATACCAGGAAAATAGTCAAGCAAGCTAATCCTAGCCCAGCTAACCCATAAATTATATCTATCATTAATCAATAGAAGCAGACATATCCACATTAGCTTGGGATAACATATTTTCTACTGATTGAAAGTCTGCCTCTCCCTTTGCTTCATCGCCTAGCAATGCTTGGTATACCTTCCTCTTCAAATTATATCCTACATGCTCATCATTAACTTTCACATAACTAAGGCAAATTTCTCTTAGCATATATAATTCAGATTCTCCCAATTCTATTGGGACTACAGAATTATTTTGAATACTTAGAATACCCTTTCCTATTTTCTCCATTAAATTTGCAGGAACAGCAATTAAAGCTTGATGCATTAATGGTCGAAAAGGTAAGGGTAATCCAGATTCTGCTTCTATCAACATAGTTACTGAATCGTCAATATAAAGTAATTCATTCCTAGTAAAATTAATTACTTTGGTGAATTCATCGGCTTCTTCCAAAAAATCATGCGTCATGCCATAAACTCCCTAATGTAGAATTACATCTAATGCACTTAAAAACTACAGTTCTTCCTTGAGAAGCTTCCCACAACTCAATCAATGGTGCATCTTTCTTAGGATGCCCTTTGATTTTGCACCAAATCTTTTTACATATCTTCTCTAACATAATTCTTTTTAGTTTTCTTAGCTTTATTTTTCTCTTTGTAAAAAGAATTCTGGTCTTTGGCATTTCTGCGTTTGTCTAGTTTAGCATCCCTATGCTTTGTTTTCTGAGCCATTAGTAGATACCCATTCAAAAATTACCCGTGTTATTGCTTTATTAGTACACACTGTACATAATGATTCTAATGTGATATGCTTCAAATCTAAATAAGGAACGTTAGACATAAGTCTTATTTTAGTGCCAGCCTTAATAATCTTTAACCATTCTAAAAATGCATCTTCTTTGCCTAGAGTATCACAGATAGAACAATGAGTAATGAAAACAGTTTCATTTGTTGGCACAAGCAATACAGTCTCCACGCCTAGACTTATATTACTATTATACTCCTGTTTCACCTCGTTCTAACTGCTGTATAATATGCATTAAATACTGAGCTAAAGTCATACGAAACATTACCATTTGGCTTTGTCGTGTTTGTTCATTAGGTTCTAGGTGTAGCCCTGAAAAAAACGCCCCAGCTAATGTGAACCCATTGATAAAATCTTTTGGGTCATCAAAAAGATAGGGCGTTGCACTATAAAATTCCGTAGTCATTAAAGATTGGATTTGCGTTAGTAACAACTGAAAGTATTGTTGCCAAGATTCTTCAGAAGTTCTTTCGTTGCCCGTCCAATCTATATTATTCATCAGCATCTTCATCTTGAAAATTAGGATTCAGACGCATTTCTACTTCAGCAATTCGGTTGGAGAGAAGGTCTAGAGAATGTATTACCTCATCAATTCGACCATCCACAATTTTATATGAGTCCCTAAACTCTTCTCCCAACTGTACTAGATATTGCATTATGTTACTCATGGATGGTCGAACCTCTAACTTACAGGGCGATGCCTAGAAGTAGCATAGCGATGAGGAATTTAATTGGGCTTGAAACGTTCATAACGTTTGCTCCTATATTTAAGATACTCTTAGTTTAGCACAATTAAATATGGTTGTCAAGTCCTAGATAATACCAAAGTCAGGAGTAACTTCTTCTTCGGGGATAGTGAAATTATTAATGAGAGTTATTAAAGCAGAAGAAACATCAGCTACACAACCACTTAACATATCAACTTCTTCATTAGTTACCTTGCGGTCTTTTAACATGGCATGAATGCCAGTAGCTAAACAGAGGACATTAGCGTGAAGGTCTTTACTATCTTTACCTAAAGCTTTATTCAACTGGAGAAACATGATAGCCCATGAAATATAAGTGCTTAATCTTTTCATACACCAGCCCCTAGATGTTCCACTTCATCACTACAAGAACAAGCATCACATTCACAATCATCACATTCTTGGTCACACGCAATACAGTGACAAGAAACTTTCAAGAGTTCTGTAATGTTCCAAGGCTGGTCAATAAAATCTAGTGTACCAGAAGTAGCACCACATGTACAGTTATTGCAACCACAACTATTATCCATGTTTAATCTTTCTCCAAAATTTTCATACCTAATGCGCCCATCAAGGTAACACATCCTATAGTAATCTCAGTTATGCCTTCCAACAAAGCGAGACTACCCAGCCCACCTAGTATCAGTATAACAAGAAATATCTGAGGACGCAACTTTTCCATTCCTTAATCATTTCTTCTCTGATTGTATTCGTGACTGAAAGCTTCCGCATGAAAATACACATATTTTTTTACCGCACTAGATAACTTCGTTTTTATAGTAAGCATCCATTTCTTCATTAGCTTCGTCATTATATTCTTTTACATTCTTAAGTGCCTTTTTCCATTTAGATTCCTTGTTCATCCAATTTAAATAGGATTTAGTGATAGGCATTTCTATAGAATTACTTCCTTCCATAACTCCACCCCTTTCAAAATTACCTATGGTTGGAGTAGTCAACGCATCAGCAGCATGAGAATATCCCAACTCTTGTCCAGCTTCATTCACTATTTTAGGGTCTACTGGCATGATAAACATACCTACTTGGTCTGCTTCGGAAACAGGTATGTACCTTCCAGTTTCAGACTCTATTTCAGAGGGCCATCCCATCCTATGAAGAAGCCCCCAGTGTTGCTGCTTCCTTCCTTCGGTATTATACAGAGTGGGAAAGTCACCTACTTCTTCAGCTTTCTCTATAAAACCTTTTTCTTGAGCAAAGGATAAAAAAGATTTAGTGAAGTCTACTTGGTCATTTGCATTAGTCATTATTGTTATTCCTTCCAATGGAATTTCTTCTTTAAGTAAACAACTTCCATCTATACAAGTTTCAACTGCATCATCAGCTTTGAGAATCTCAAACCCCGCTGCTTGATTAACTCCCTTCTCACATACAGTTACTTCTGCTAATTCCATATCATCTACTTGCATTATTTCCTGCATCCCTTTCTGTATCATTTGGGTTTTAGTAGCAGAACCAGCAATACTATAAGACCTAAGTTTACCCTCAGTTACTTGTTCCATGACTTTCTTAGCAATATTTGTATCATCCCTGAGTTCTGTAATAAAAAACAAACCCTGTTCATCTACACCACTCTTGAATATTTGTCCACCTTGAGAAATATAAGCTGGTAAAGCCCAGCCTACTTGCACATCTGAATGAAGAACCATTGCATTTCTAGTTCTAAAGTTCTTCATATACTTAGTGAAGGCTCTCTTCATAGCGTTAGTAGTAATCAAATGTCCTTCCCTATCTACTAATTCTACTGAGGCAGGGCCACCTAATACCATTGGTTCTTTGTCCAACAGTCCTTTTCTTATGACTGCTTTGGAATAGACTTCCATATCAGGGAATGCTCTAGATAAGGTTAACGTTTCTGCCTTAGAAGCAATACCCGCTTTAAACAAGCGTTTGTATTCATCTAGGGCAGAACTAATATCTTCTAAAGTAGTCCTTCCATCAGTTGCTTTTTCCAAAGAAATAATTTCAGAGTGGTTTTCTCCAAGCCAATGCTGCAAGGGAGCTTGCCAATTACTAGGACTAGGAATTTCACCCACAGAAGTAGAAATTGTAGTAGTCATTATCCGTTATGTAATCCCCAAATTACTCCACTAACCGTGGGCGTACCTGAAGCAGATATTACAGACACATGTGACCTAAAATCAATGGGCCATATAGATTCAAACACTTGTC